AATAATGGAAAATGTTAAATTACCGATAGCTTTAGTCGCTGCGATGGCAGTGCAGTTAGCAGGGGGCGTCTGGTGGGTATCTCAACAGGCATCTACTATATCTGGCTTGGAGGAGACTGTAAGCCAGTTAGGCTCTCGCATGGCTATTGAAGACAATATAAATTTGAAACGTGACGTTGAGGCTAACTCCACAGAGTTAAACCATGCTTTTGAGGAAGTTGATGACTTGTGGGATGAGATCGCAGGAATGACAACGGCGATTGGTGAGATTAATAAAATCAAACAACGTATCGCTGTTATGGAGAACGACCTAAAGTATATAGGACGTGATCATATCGGAATGATGGATAGAAAAGGTGGAGCCAAATGAGTAACGCGTTAAAGCTACTGCAACAGAAGTGTGGGTGCAGTCCGGATGGAGCATTCGGACCAAACACGGCTCGTGCCATCGTAGAGCATTACGATCTCTCTCCGGAAAGAGGAGCCCATTTATTAGGTCAAGTAGTTCACGAATCTGGCACGTTTAGGTACACTAGAGAAAACTTAAACTACAGTGTAGACGCTATGATGAAAGTTTGGCCTAGTCGTTTCCCCACTGAAGAGTACGCAAAGCCTTACGAACGTAACCCAAAAGCACTGGCTGAAAACGTGTATTTTGGCAGGATGGGCAATGATTCCAAGGAAAAAGCCAGTCTATACATAGGCCGCGGATTTCTTCAATTAACCGGATACGATAACGTCAAAGCGTTTGCCGCAGACATGGGTAAACCAGAAGTAATTCAAGACCCCTCTTTACTTGAGGAAGAGTACGCAATGGATACAGCTATATGGTTTTTTGATTCTAACAAGCTGTGGAAAATATGCGATGAAGGTGTAAACGACGACACCATCAAACGATTAACAAAACGAATTAACGGTGGCTACACTGGGTTAGATCACCGGATTAAAGAGACAAACAAAATATATGATTGGATTAAATGATGCCTACAATTATGATAAGTATTCTGCCGGACGGCATTCCGGTAGATAAAATGGAAGAGAATGACAACGGCAATAACTGCCCATTGCCAACTCAAGACGCTGATTTAAACATGGAAAATAGGGACATGGCGGAGTACCAGTACAACTACCGTGAGCCTAACACCTCTATAGCTTTTAGGAACGACGAATCCTGTGGTTCTTGCGGGATGTATAATCAAACAGAGGACATGATGGATTGTATTGGTGACGAGTCAGGATCGACGGGCTATTGCCAACTACTAAAGTTTGTGTGTAGTAGTGAAAACACATGTGATGAATGGGTTGACGGTGGCCCAATCACATCTGATGTGCAAGAAGAATATAAGGACAACCTATAATGGATGTTGTCGAGTTGGCAAAATACATGTATAAGAAGATTGAAGAGCGTCAAAACGATATATCGCACGCTCTTTCTCAAGGATCTGTTAAAGACTTTGAGCAGTACAAAATGTCTGTAGGAGAGATACGGGGACTCTCTTTTGCAAAAGACGAGATAAAGGCCCTGCTGGAGAGAACCGTAGACGATGTCGAAGACTTTATATCTTCCTGACCATGTCGCGCAGAAAATAAACAAGGACAAGGATTCTGCTAAAGCAGAAACTTCTTCTGTCGCTGTTGATAGCGCGTATGTAGAAACCAAGGATCGGGTGTTAGATCCTTCCCTTTTAGAAAAACCATTGCTTGAACGTCTCCCGCAACCAACAGGTTGGCGGGTTTTAGTCATGCCGTACCAAGGCAAAGCTAAAACATCCAGTGGTCTATACATTCCTGATGAGGTTCGGGAAAGAGAGTCTGTCGCCACAGTTGTCGCGTATGTTCTCAAGAAAGGCCCCCTTGCTTATAAAGACCCAGACAAGTTTGGATCCGGAGAAGAACCTTGGTGCGAAGAGGGTCAATGGGTGTGTATAGGTCGATACTCAGGTTCAAGATTTAAGATCGAAGGTGGAGAGGTTCGTATTATTAATGATGATGAAGTCATTGCTACTATCCTCGAGCCCGACGATGTAAAACAAATATAGGGGTAAGGTTATGGCAGAAGAGAATCAATCTGTAGAAGAACAAGAACAAGAGATTGTAGTAGACCAGACGGAAGAGTCTACGGAAAAAGTACAGGTCGCTGAGTCTGAGGACGGTGAGCTAGAAAACTACAGTCAGAATGTACAAAAACGAATAAAAAAGTTAACTGAACGATACCGGAATGAGCAGCGTGATCGGGAAGAAGCTGTCCGAGTGGCGCAAAAACTTTTAGATGAGAACAGTCAACTTAAAGGTCGAGTGCAACAATTAGACTCTGGTTACTTAAATGAGTACGGCAACCGCCTGACCACACAGGAGACATCAGCGAAGAACGCGTATAAGGCCGCATATGACTCTGGTGACTCAGATGCAATGCTTGCCGCGCAGGAACAATTATCGCAAATAGCTATTGACAAGCAGCGTTACGGTGCTGCGAAGACAAGAGTAGAGCAGCAGAAAGCTCTGGCGAAACAACAGGTTCAGCCGCAAACACAAGCTGCTCCTCAACAACCCACGCCTCAACAACAACAGGCTAAAGTGGATCCCAAGGCTAAGTCTTGGGCTGAAACAAACGACTGGTTTGGTAATGACGAGATCATGACCACCGCCGCGTTTACAATACATCGTAGGCTCATCGAAGACGAAGGGTTTGACCCGCAGAGCGATGAGTATTATACTGAAATAGATCGACGTGTACGTTCGGAGTTTCCGCACAAGTTTAATACGTCGAAGAAATCGGGTGGAAATCAGGTCGCATCTGCTGGTAATTCCGCATCCCGCACTAACAAACAGGGGCGCAGGTCGGTCAAGTTATCGCACTCACAAGTAGCTATCGCGAAAAAACTGGGCGTACCTCTTGAAGAATACGCCAAGTATGTGAAGGAGTAACAAAATGGCTGATACTAGAACACCGCGTAAGAACGCAACACGCGAATTGGATTCGCGCAGAAAACCTTGGGCACCGCCCAGTCACCTAGCTGCACCAAATCCCCCAGAGGGATTTACACATCGTTGGATACGAGTTGCGATGAGAGGCGAAGAAGACAAGATGAACGTCAACGCCAAACTTCGTGAAGGATGGGAACCCGTCCGCAAAGATGAATATCCAGACTATGAGGCTCCGACGATTGACGAAGGTCGATTTGAAGGGGTCATCGGACAAGGTGGTCTGATGCTGTGCCGTATTCCTGTCGAAACAGCCCAAGAAAGAAACGCGTATTACGGGGGCCGCACCCGCGAACAAATGGTAGCTGTGGATCAGGACCTTATGAAGGAACAACATCCTTCAATGCCGATTCAAAACAATCGGCAAAGTCGTGTAACATTCGGAGGTTCTCGTAGAGACTCCGATTAACTTATAGAGGATTGCTATCATGGCAAATACTAACGGTGCCTTCGGACTTCGTCCGATCGGTGTAGTCGGTCAGGCTACAAACACCACTGGTATGACCGAGTATCGCATCGCCTCTGGGAACTCTAACGCGATTTACCAAGGATCCCCTGTTATTCCGCTATCAACTGGTTTTATTGACATAGTTGGCGCGGCTGCAGGTGGTACGGTAGGTCTCGTAGGTGTTTTCTGGGGATGTGAATACGTTTCGTCAACCACTGGTGAAAAGATTTACTCTAACAACTGGCCTGGGTCAGGCGCGGATTCTAATCATCCCGTCGTGGCCTTCGTGTATGACAACCCAATGCAAACATACCTGATTGCGTCAAACGCCTCGCTAACAAGCGAAGCAACTGCTCGTGGTCATGTGTTCGCAAACGCAAACTTTGCGGCTGGTACTTCTGGTTCTTCAACCACAGGTATTTCATCTGCTACGTTGGCTGTCAGCACAATCGCCGCCACTGCAAACTTGAATCTGAGAATTATGGGTATCCAAGATGACCCTGAAAACTCAGACTTCACTGCGGCTGGTATTCCATTAATCGTACGTTTGAACAACTCCTTCAATTCACCAAATGGTGCTATTGCAGGTGGTACTGTTTCAACGACTGGCGTATAAGGAGGTCTAAAGAATGGCTATTTCTCGCGCACAATTAGCGAAAGAGCTAGAACCAGGTCTCAACGCTTTGTTCGGTATGGAGTACAGTCGGTACGAAAACCAACATGCAGAGATCTTTACAACAGAATCTTCCGATCGAGCATTCGAAGAAGAAGTTATGTTGTCAGGTTTTGGCGCAGCACCAACCAAATCGGAAGGTTCTGCAATTAACTACGACGATGCTAACGAGGCTTATACAGCTCGTTACAACCACGAAACTATCGCGTTAGCGTTCTCAATAACCGAGGAAGCTATCGAAGACAATCTTTATGATCGTCTTGGTTCGCGTTACACTCGTGCGTTGGCTCGGTCAATGGCACACACAAAGCAGGTTAAAGCTGCTGCTGTTCTCAACAACGCCTTTACTGGCGGTGCGACAGCAGGCGGTGACGGCGTTGCTTTATGTGCGACTAACCACCCACTTACTAACGGTGGTACGTTTGCCAACACTCCAACAACAGCAGCAGATTTGAACGAGACATCTCTTGAAGATGCCCTTATCAATATCGCTGGTTTTGTTGACGAGCGCGGTTTGAAGGTTGCTTTACGGGGCACTAAATTGGTCATCCCACGTCAACTGCAATTCGTTGCAGAGCGTTTGATGGTTTCAAACCTTCGCGTCGGCACAGCAGACAATGACACGAACGCAATCCGTTCAATGGGAATGTTACCTGAAGGCTATGCCGTCAATGACTTCCTGACTGATCCGGATCACTTCTTTGTCATGACAGACGCGCCTCGTGGTATGATCCACTTCGAGCGGACTCCAATGACCACTGGTATGGAAGCCGACTTCGACACAGGCAACATGCGCTTTAAAGCGCGTGAGCGTTACAGCTTCGGGTTCTCAGACCCACGTTGTATTTACGGTTCTCCTGGAGCGTAAATTGTGTTAAGGTATTGGAGGTAAGTTCATTACCTCCTCCCTACTGACTGGGGCAACTTAGGTTGCCCCTTTCTTTTTGCGTAAAGGTCGTGTATTGTTTTGGTATCCCTGACAGCCACATGGTGTGGCTGACATTTGCCAAGACAGGAGATCCACATGGCTAATACTACCTTTAACGGTCCAGTTCGTTCAGAGAACGGATTCAAAGATGTAACTAAAAACGCAACAACTGGCGCAGTTACAGAAAACATTTCTATTTCGCATGACGGCACAAACAGTGTTGTAATCATTAGCGACCTCCCGACTTCTGATCCATCTGTTGCAGGACAAATCTACAGCAACTCAGGTGTTTTGACTGTCTCCGCAGGTTAAGGAGATATATCATGGCAGGTCCAGTAACCGCATATAATTGGGTTCAAGGCACAACGGCAGCGATTGTTGGGCCTACTCGGTCTCGTCTCCGCCAAGTGGTGATCTATGCCGCCGCGGCAGGCGCATTTACTCTCAAGAACGGTAGCGCAAGTGGTGATGTTTTGCTTACGCAGACGTTTCCGGCGGGTCATCATGTGATGAACATTCCAGATGACGGAATTATTTCATCCGCGGGTGTCTTTGTAGCTGCGTTCACGGGTTCAGCAAATCAACTGACAATTATCTTGTCGTAGGTGTCGGGATGGTCGGTAGTGAGGTAACGTCCTTTTACTCTCAGACTTCGGCAGTGTTGGTTCAACGGCGCTGTCGGCTCCAAGGCGTTGTCTTAACGTATGAGTCTGGAGCTACTGGGCACATCGTTTTGTACGATAACGATTCGGCGGCCTCTGGTAAGATCTTACTCAGGGTTGATGAAACGTCTCAGGGCATGGATGAAGTGTACATACCAGGGGATGGTATACTTGCAAAAAAGGGCGTGTATGCGTCCATACCTGATAGCACTACGATAACAGTGTTTGTGGAGTAGATATGGCTAAGATCGACAAGTCCAAGATGAAATGCAACAAGCCCAAGAGACAAATCTCGGGCGGCAAAAAGTCTGTTGTAAAGGCTTGTTCTAAAGGCAAAGAAAAAATAATCAGGTTTGGAGATGCCAACATGACCATAAAGAAAGACAACCCTAAACGTAGGAAGTCTTTCCGAGCTAGACATGGTTGTGACAAAGGCACTTTAGACAAGTTAAAGGCCAAATACTGGTCGTGTAAGGCATGGTAATGATGAAACTAGACTTTAATAATTTAGCTTCATTAGCAACTATTGGATTATTAAGTTGGGGGGCACTTCAACTGTATCAGCTTAAAGCGGATACTGCGGTTATTACTTATAGAGTAGGCGAAAACTACGACATGATTAAACCTATGTGGCAAGATTTTTTAGTTCGGAGCGCACGTTTTAATGAGTATAAGCAGAACATCAATACCCTTTCAGGTGTCCACGCCACCAGAGGAGAGGAATAATGGCAAAGCAAAAAAAGAAAAAGTTAGACGCCTGCGCCAAGAAGGTGAAGGCAAGGTACAAGGTATGGCCCAGCGCGTACGCAAGCGGAGCGGTAGCCAAATGCCGAAAAGTAGGAGCGGCAAACTGGGGCGAATCTTCTAAAAAAAGAAAACGCCCTGTAAAGAAAAAGTTGGCGAACGGAGGGTTTATTGCCCATGGTTGCGGTAGTGTGCAAGAGGGTCGTCGCAAAGAGACGAATAGCTACTAATGGCTGTTAGAAAAACAAAAAAAGGCGCGGCCTTAAAAAGATGGTTTAAAGAAGACTGGAAGGACGTTCGAACAGGCAAACCTTGTGGTCGCAAAAAGGGGGAGAAACGAGATACTCCTTATTGTCGTCCAAGCAAGCGTGTAAGTTCTAAAACACCTAAGACCAGCAAAGAAATGACAGCGAGTGAAAAACGTAGTAAGGTGCGTGAGAAATCTAAACTAGGACAGCCTGCGGGTAAGCCGCGTCGGGTGTCTCCAGCCAAAAGGAAGAGGACGAAAAAATCATGAAAAAGAAAATTCCAGCAGGTAACGAAGGCGCAGGCATGAGAGCCTTGAAAAAATCATCTCCTCAAGTGGCGGCACGCATGGGTTACAAACAAGGCGGTAAAGTAGGATATATGGATGGTGGTAAGGTTAAAGGGTATCGCAACGGCGGTGCTGTAATGGCTGGCAAAAACCCACGCCCGTGCAACATGAGCTAATGACATGACAGTATCAGGGACTAGAGACTTTAACTTAGACGTAGGCGAGATTATCGAAGAAGCCTACGAGCGGTGCGGATTAGAAGTTCGCACAGGCTACGACGCCAGGACGGCTCGAAGGTCTTTAAATCTGATGTTTGCCGACTGGGCCAATCGAGGGTTAAATCTTTGGACGGTAAAACAGGCTACGATCACTCTTACTCAAGGGCAAGCACAGGAGACGCTACTAGCGGATGTTGTCGATGTTCTTGATGTAACCGTTCGTAGAAATAATACGGACTACTCTATAGATCGGATTAGTCGCGGGGATTACTCTGGATTACCAAACAAAACAACTCAAGGTCGTCCAAGCCAATTTTTCTTTGATCGTCAAATTAACCCTGTAATAAATTTATGGGCTGTCCCAGAGAACTCAACAGATCAACTTGTCTACTATTATGTTCGCAGAATTGATGACGCAGATAACCTAGTTAATACTACGGACATGCCTTTTCGCTTCTATCCTTGCATGGTGGCGGGACTGGCGTATTACATGGGTATGAAACGGGCACCCGACAGGTTGCAGTTTTTAAAAGCTATATACGAGGAAGAGTTCCAACGTGCTGCCGACGAAGATGAAGGACGCACACCATTGAAACTACAACCTAGTATTAGATATTTGAGGGTGTAATGACGTACGCTAGTGGAAATAAGGCTTGGGGAATATCTGACAGATCAGGGTTTCGATTCCGTTTGCGTAATATGCGCAGGGAATGGACGGGGGCTTTGGTTGGACCGGATGAGTACGAGCCAAAACACCCACAGCTAGAGCCTATACGAGTTGGGCCTGATCCACAGGCGTTGTATAATCCCAGACCGGAAACGGGTCTTCCGGAGCAACGGGCGTTGCAGTGGGGATGGAACCCTGTTGGATTTAATTATCAAGAGGGACTATCTCCACCCAACAACTTAGTGGCTGTTGGTTCTGTAGGAGTTGTTACGGTGACCACATCATGAGCATGACATACGGCGAACTTAAACAAGCCATTCAAGATTATACAGAAAACGACGAGACAAGTTTTGTAAATAACTTGCCTTTGTTTATTCGGCTGGCTGAAGAGCGCATACTAAAGAGCGTGCAGTTAAGCCTGTTTCAGAAGAACCAATCTGGATCTATGACTAGCGGCAATCAGTATCTCGCGGCACCTAGTGATTTTCTAGCTCCTTTTTCGTTAAGCATTGACGTGAACGGGGACAAAGAGTTTTTATTGTTTAAAGATTTAGACTTTATTCAAACATATACTCCTGATGCTACCACTACAGGTCAGCCAAAATATTACGCCCAATTCGACGTAGACAACTTTATTATCGGCCCTACACCCAACGCTAACTACACAGTTGACATACATTATTTGTATCGTCCGCTCTCACTGACGGCGGGTACAGACTCTGGAACCAGTTGGTTATCTACCAACGCAGAGATTGCTTTACTATATGGATCCTTGGTGGAAGCGTATACTTACATGAAGGGAGATCCTAATCTTATGCAGATGTACAACCAGCGTCTGGGAGAAGGTATTTCTAGACTGAAGAACTTGGGCGAGGCTCAAGAGGTGGTTGATGAATATCGCTATGGACAAATTAGGAAAGCGCGTACATGATTCCTGAGATTAAAAGTAATACATTGAATTATAATGTTGAGGTACACACCACTCAACATAGAGGCTTTACGCCGGAAGAATTAGCTGAACGGTGTGCAGAACAAATTATATCAGTATCTGATGAATCACATCCAGCAATACAGGCGCAAGCACACGCTTTTAAAAAACGGATTGTTCAACTTGTAGGGTTCTACTTACGAGACGCTGTTAAAAGTGACAGAACTACGGTATATAATGCACTCAATGACGCGGGTCACCCAGACCTCGCAGAACTTATAAGGAGATTGTGACATGGCCTTTTCAGGTAACTTCATGTGTACGAGCTTTAAGAAAGAGCTTCTTGAGGCCGTGCATAACTTTAAAAACTCAGGGGGTAGCACGTTTAAGCTGGCACTATACACAAATAGTGCATCGTTTGATGCCGATACTTCCGCGTACACAGCGACGAATGAAATTTCCGGCACTGGGTATTCAGCGGGGGGTGGAACGCTTACGCGTGTTGATCCATCAGATTCTGGTACTACAGCGTTAACTAGCTTTGCAAACTTGACGTTTAGCACCGCGACGATTACGGCACGCGGCGCGTTGATATACAACGACAGTGCCGCGGGTGATCCTAGTGTAATCGTATTGGATTTTGGCTCAGATAAGACATCAACAGCAGGGGACTTTACTATTGTTTTCCCGACAGTAAATGCGTCTGACGCTATTATCCGTATAGCCTAGAGGAGATAGCCCGTGGCCTCGTCAACTCTATATCAAGGGTGGGGTAGGTCCACATGGAGCGACGGATCGTTTGGCACACCTATCCTGAAGATTTCAGTTGATGGGGTACAGGCCACAGGATCCGTCGGATCCGTCTCTGTTGTCGCCAATGCAAACGCTCCAGTTACGGGGTTAGAAGCTACAGGATCTGTTGGCTCGGTCACAGTTAAGGGCAACTCCACTCATGTCATCGTTCAAGAGGAAGAGGCCGTTGGCGCGGTAGGATCCGTTTCTGTTATAGCGGAAGCGAACATTAGCGTAACGGGTGTTGCGTCTACGGGCAACGTAGGTACTTCTACGGTTACAGCCAATGCAAACACTCCGGTCACGGGGCTAGAAGCCACAGGGTCGGTGGGAACTGTAACGGTTAATGCCGCTGCGGATGTCGCCGTTACTGGCGTTAATGCCGTAGGTAACGTAGGCACTGTCACAACTACAGGCACAGCAAATGTCCCAGCGGTCGGTCTTTCCGCTACGGGAGGCGTTGGTTCGGTTGTTGTCGAATTAGGAATGACGGTCTATGTGACAGGCGTCTCCGCTACAGGGCAGGTCGGATCAGTTACGACGGTTGCCAAGGCGAATGTCGATGTGACGGGTGTTTCAGCTACAGGGCAGGTCGGTACGCCCTTGGTTTGGGGAACTATTGTTCCAAATCAAAATCCGAGTTATACTCCAATTAACCCAGTTCAATCTTCCGGTTGGACTGAGATAGCAGCATAGGATAGAAAATGCCTAGTACATATACATTAAACAACGGGATTGAACTCATTGGAACAGGCGAACAGTCTGGTACATGGGGTGATACTACTAACACAAACCTTCAACTTTTAGACACGGCACTCGACGGGCAAGTCACTGTGGCATTGTCTTCGGCGGGATCTTCGGGCTCACCAAACAATCTCCCTGTAAGTGACGGGACAACATCTAATGGGCGAAACCGCCTAGTAATATTCTCTGACAGTAGCGACTTGGGAGCAACGGCATACGTTCAGTTGACGCCGAATGACTCTGAAAAGATTATTTATGTGCGCAACAGCTTATCTGGCTCTCGCAGTATTGTTTTATTTCAAGGCACATATAACGCGAGTAACGACTATGAGGTGCCTGCGGGTACGACAGCGGTTGTATTCTTTAACGGCGCTGGAACTGGCGCGGTAGCGGCGAATGTATTTAACAATGCGTTTTTTGACAGCCTGCGCTTGGGCGGTGTTTCTGTTACTGCGATCTTAGATGAAGACGATATGTCTTCTGACAGCGCCACTGCGTTAGCCACACAACAGTCTATTAAGAAATATGTAGACGATAAGGCCGCGGCACAAGATACGCTTGCCGAGGTTCTTGCTAACGGCAACACGACGGGTGGCACGGATATTTCTGTATCCTCTGGCGACGACATTACGTTTGCGGATAGCAGCAAAGCCATCTTCGGTGCTGAGTCTGATTTGCAGATTTACCACCATCCTACCAACGGAAGTTTTATTGTTGATAACGGCACAGGCAATCTGCAAATAGATGCAAACGACTTTCGTGTAAGAAAGCCAGATGGCTCAGAGGCAATGATACAAGCCAATGCAGATGGCGCAGTAAATTTGTTTTACGATGGCGGCGTAACACCTAAACTCGCCACCACCAGCACAGGCGTAGACGTAACTGGTCAAGTAGACGTTAACAGTGCTGCCCGAATAGATAGTAGCGGTATTGTTAAAGCGGCGAATGGAACGGCGGCGGCTCCTACACACGCCTTTCTAAATGATCCTGACAATGGGATGTACCGA